CAATATCGAGGACGGCTGTCTCGGGAATATTTCCGATGAACGGGGTTGTCCGCTGCCAATCTTTTTGGGGGTGAACACATACAGGAAAGTAGTGGATTCCGTTTGTCTCGTTCCATATGCGTGGGCCTGTGAGTTCGCCGGTGTAGAGGCTGAGTGCGCTGGGGTGATGGCTGCCGCCCTCTAGAGATCGGTGTGCGGTGAATACGATGTCTTCAATCATTTTTGGTTTCTCCTAAGTTTGGTTTTTTGTGATGTCGTGCTCCGAACTGTCAGCAGATCTTATTGAAAATTCATCATCCCATCTAAAGCATTGTGAGCTATTTGCGTTTCAACTATTATTTGTTCAACCTGAGCTTGTTTCTTCGCAATGTGTCTCAGTTTCTCTCCCATAGTATTACTAACTGTATGGGAGAAATCTAGTCCGAAACCGGCTGTTGCCATCGTGTACAAGAACTTACGCTCAAGATCGCTGTTTAGATTAGTGAGCGTAGAGTTATCCTTGTTTGCTTGTTGAACGTTGTAGACCATCAGTTCGTTTAGTTCTGCGATCAAGATACAAATTTCTTGGTTGAGTTTGTTGATTTGTCGGTCCCGACGGTTATCCAGTTTCTCTATTCCACGTTCCGCAGCTTTTTTTATAGCGAACTCATGAGCATTTCGTGGGAAAGTTTTTTCTGACATTTGGTTTCTCCTAAGGTTTGGTTTTTTGTTCGTGCTCTGGTGCGGAATCGAACCGCCGCCCGATAAGGACGCCAGGCCGGAGCGGCTAGATTAGGCTAGTTCTCGACCTTGCTTCATATGCCAGATGTTGTTTTCGATCCGGCGTGTGTCGGCAAGTAGTTCCCCAATTCTTTGATCGTCTAACCAAGAGTAATTTTGTTTTACTTCTCGCTTTAGAACTTCTTTCTTGTTCCATTCAATTTGTTCGGTCATCATTGTGATTACTTCGGCGAATGTTGCTTCGGTGTTTGTGGTTGTTGTCATGTACTCAGTATATACACGTAAACAACGGGGTTGCTACTTTATAACTAAAGTTTCTAAAATATTTTATTCATCCCCATACGCAGATCGCAAAAGCCCCAACTCAATCGACTCCTTAGGATAGCTATGAATCCAATCGTGACAACGACGACAAAGCGAAATCGTGTTCTCCGGGTCAGTGATAGAGCCGCCATGCGAACGCTGCAACGGCTCATGAATATCAACTGACCGGTTACTACATTGATCAGTCCTAGCCTTAGCACGAACAAGCGCAAGCCCTAACGTATCGACCTGGTATTTATAAATGACTGGGCCAGCTTCGCACCACGGCCGGGCTTTCAACTCTTGCCGGACCATCTTCGAGCGTTCAGCAGAAATCTTTTTACGTCTTGCCGACTGCTGGTTTAATGGTGTGCGTTTCAAATTCCCGCCAGATCGTAAAGGTGTTTTGCGTTGAATTGGTCCACTACGTTTCATCTTCCATCTTCCTTTATGTATTTACTTCCGATACGGGCGTGATAAAAATCAAAACAATCACAGCACGTTGGTTCCACGGGCCAACCTTCAGAGTAAGCCACTGCTTCTTCATATGTTTCACAAAACGTCTCAGCTACAGATATCGGGAAGTAATGCAAAGGGCCAGTAAACGTTGACTTGCAGTACCAGTGATGGCACTCGGCACCGTCTAAAATACCTCGCGCAACTGTAAACTCAGGAGCGGGATGTGATTCGCTTGTTCGTTCGCCTACATATTTATGCCAGAACCCGTGATGATCGTCTTTCCCCCTACATAACGGGCCGATAAACCATTGATCAGCTAGTTCTAGGGCAGCAACGTAATCTTCTAGATCAGATTCGTTTATTTCCATCGCCGCTATTTTTTTGGGAAAGTAATGGTGCCTTTCAACTGTAAATGATTCACAGTCCGGCACATCGCATTGGATGTTGCCTGTCCGTTCATGTACTCGCCCGTAGGGGAAAGCCTCATGCGGTTGATTCGGATCTAAAAAAGAACTGAGCGTTGAAAACTTATCCCATGAATTGGTTTCTTTATATTCGAAAAAACTATCTTCGTAACGTGCACGAAAAAATCCTAAAGCGTCGTTGCCAATTTCCCTTACTCTATTATCTTCGACTGAGAGTTTCATACTTGCGAAATGCAGCGCTTCTGACGGGGACATTAAGTCACGAAGTCCTTCACCGTAACAGTCAGGGCAAACGAACCAATTCTTCCACGTCCCATTATCTTGCTGTCTCTTGTGCATATAGGGGACAACTACCTCAAAGATCATGTTGCCATCTGGTCCGTCGATTACATCTTGGTAGCTGCAACGTAAACAGACAGGACCGCACCATAATGTTTCATCTTCTTCGCACACATGTTTTGGATGCTTATTGAGGCAGGTTATGTCTAGTTCTTCGTCGGTCTTTTTCTTTCTACTCATTAGCCAACTCTTCAAACAACTCGCCTTGCTCATCGAGATCCACACCTAAAGTAACTGACAAACTCCTCGGATCTCCGTAAGCTTCCAACCAAGCTGCCATCGCCATTTTGGTTGCTTCGTCTTCAGTCGGGTAATCGCCTGAAGGGTGGTAGGTTACGCCGTCGTGTTTATCAGGCAGGTTCGGGAAGATCCCGCCTCTAGCCCATTTGATGATCACTGGCAGCCGTGTTGCTTTGTCAGGGATATAGCAGATGTAGGTTACTTTCATGGTTCACACGTCCACGGTGACCAGCCGTAAAGCTCCCAAATATGGTAAGCGAGTTCCACGTTCATCTCCAGTTCTAGGACTTGATCCCATCGGTTATAAAAAGCTTGTTGCCAAGCGCCGTCATTTATCTGCATAAGACCCCAGTCTCTAGTACCGTTGCTGTTTGGTTTTGAAATGATGCCTGACCTATTTGAGGATTCGCAGAAAGCAACGTGCTTTGCATCTTCACAATCCCACTCACGCTCAGGAGCACACAAAACTGCTTCTATTTCTGAAGGCTTGGAAACAGTTACCGCTCGGTAACGTGGCTCAGTAAGCTCCGGCAATTCCGGTCCACTAAAATATTGACGGATTGGATTCGGGCCGTACTCGTAAACTGTGGTTGTTGGTGACGGATCGTAAACCCGAGTTAAAGTAATTGGTCGTTCAGCAACTGATGTACTTTGAACTAAAAACATTGACCCGAGCGCTACGAACGCAACCAATATTTTAACTTGGCGCATATTCTCCCGTTGCCCAATTCTCGAACGTTTCAGGCCGACAACTTTCGCACGGCTTAAACTGTTCGTTATCTTCGCCGACTTCAATCCAGCCGCTATCACACTTTCTACAGTTCGCCATATCTTCTTTACGACTACTTCGTTGTTGAGAAATTTGCTCCTTTTCGCTTTCTTCCATAAATTCATTTAAGCTAGGACACCGCTGCCAGTTATAAATAAAATAGTTAACAGTTCTACTAACTACTGCATCAGATAAAGATTCCCACGCTGCTAAATATGTTGGTCTCATTGCGCCAGTATCAAAGCTGGTTGAGTACGCTCCGATTAATTTACTAAAAGCACTATCTTTTATAGTCATATTTTGCCTGTCTTAGTGTCGGAACGAATTGCGTACACGATATTTTCAATGTGGTAGCAGCTTCTCGTCCAGCATATGTAAGTACATGAGCGAAGCCGGTATTCCCTGGCGTCGTCGGTTTCTCAACTGGCCGACCAAATTGATCAAAGAGATAGGCCGCCAAATCTTGCTCACGAAGCTCACCGATTCGAGTCGCTGCCTGATTCGCCGAAATTGACTCTCCACTATTGTTGATAACGAGTTTAGATAGGTCGTAAGCGGTCAAACCGTCTGAGTCATACAGAGCTAAAAGAGCTTGCGCTTTCTGACTTCCTGATTTTACTTTGATGGCAGCTTTAAGACTTGTGGACGGGTGGTTGTTTCCGACTTGCCCACCTATTTGGTCGGGGTCGAATCCCCACAGATTTGGTTGGCTCATTCAGACACCGGCCTTTACATCTTCAAGCTCTGCTCGCAAATCTGCTAAATCTTTGTTGATCGATTCGACATGTTCAGGATCGCAACACTTCAAGTCTTCCTCAGATTCTTTTATTTGTTCCGACAGCCTGTCAAATTCGAACGAGTCGATATCGTCGCTGTCGAAGTAATCGAAATTGTGGTTTGGTTCTAAGCAAGAATCAGACATTGTTCTCTCGTTCCTGATCATAGATTCTCTCCGGTGTTCCCATACTTTTTTTTGCGATTAGGAGCACGTTCGTTCGTTGATATCTTTCTAACATTTCGATCATTGATTCTTTGCCTGCTTTAGATCGTTGCGTCTGCCAAAAAAATTGGCTGAGATAAAATACGACTCCGAATAATGCGCTAAAAACGAATAAGTAAAACGCTAGAACTACTATTAGCTCCATCACTTTCCTCCGTATACGTAATTTGACATAATTTGTATTTGTAATTTATGTTGGTTTGTAGCAGCTATTTCTTCAATCTCTGCTAGACGAGAAGCTGCTGCATCGAAAGTGTGATGATGGCTTTCGTGATAATCGTCAATAACTACGGCAAAGCCTTTATCTACTAATTTGGAAAAGTCTCTTATCTCCATTTGGTTTCTCCTGTTTGGTTTGATTTTTGTAGTATCTCTTAATAGATATTTACCAACCGGCTTTAGCTGCGGTGGTTTCAGCTTGGAAAGCGCAACCTGGATCTAAGAAAAGCTCCAAGTGTTGTCCGTCTAATTCGCACCAGGTATTTATTGTTTTTGCGCCGCTTGTCCAGGGGCCGAAGTTCACAAGTTCTCGTTCGTTCCATACTGTGACAAGGTTTCCCTTGGCTGTGGTGAAAGTTCTATTTCTGAGAGTTTGAGTTTTTGTGGTTGATGTCATGTATATAAGTATACACGCAAGCAACAAGGTTACTACTTCAATTACAATGTTTCTTATATTTCTCCACGACCGATTTCTTTGATCGCTGAAACAATCTCGGCAGGTATTTCTGAATCAGAGCTAAGTAAATCACGTTCAAGCTCTCTGGCCGCCTGAACCTCATACGCTTTCGTGAAGACGTATCTGTCCCCGGATGGGTTATGCGACTCGCAAAGGGCCGTATAGCCGCCACACGCTCGAATCGCTGAGCGTGTTAGTACAGTGAGTCCAGCGGTTCCGCCGCTTCTACCGTGCATCGAAATCCGTTGACATACGAAGGCCCAAGCTTCGCCGGAAGTTAACTCGTTCGAAGTCGTTAACGCTGCGGCACGAATAACAGAAACAGGCGGAAACCATTTCTCGGTCTGAATAACTTTATCTACTGCGGCCATAAGTAAATCGGGTTTAATGTCTGACAAGAAGTCGATATAAATATCGATCTGCTCATCCGGCATTTCTTTCCCGAATGCGATCGCAAGTTTAGCAATCCCAGTAATAGCAACACGACGGCGGTTGAGTTCGAATTCATCCATTAGTTAAACCTCGTGTGTCTGCGTAGTTTTTGAAACGGTCAATACTGCTTTTAGTACTAATAGCAGAAACAGATTCGTCCAACCAACGGTGATCCCTTAACCATCGTTCAGGATCTTTACGATACTTTGCTTCTGTACTAATTCTCTGAGATTTAGCGGCACGAATTACAAGCTCTGCGGTCGCTTCATCTTTAACGTTTTTATTCCACTGATCTTGAGCTTTTTTCTTGCCAACTTTTTTGTCGTACTCGATCCAGAAAAGTTCGAAACACTCATTTGTTTTATAGTTCTTTGTATCTAGTTCTAAATGGGTATAGTTCTGGGCCTCAAGGGTGACGCTACCCCTGGCCTCACGGTTGGAGCTAGGTGGCCTTACAGGTGAGGCTACCCTCGGCTCGATAACTCGTAGAGTATAAAGATTACTGCGGTTTACTTTCGTCCCGATTTTAGTCGTATCGATCCGATGCTCTACAGATACTGCGTTAATCTTTTGAAGCTCTTTCATAAAACGGTCAACCGATTGAACCGAAAGATTTAACCGTTTAGCTAACGTTCCTCGGCTCGGCCATGCGACACGCTTCTTGTTCGTATAGGTAGCAAGGACGCAGTAAAGTCTTATAGCTCCGTTAGAGATATCTGCGTCAAGAATCCATTCGGGCAGAATTGCGAACGGTCCGAGTTCATTTGTTATTTCACTGCTATCATTTGTCATAGTTATCACTTAGTTTCTTTCTGGCGAGAGATTCTGAATTAGTCCACCGGCTTAAAAAACCGGTGGACTTTTTATCTTAGTCAGATTCAGGGACAAGGGCTGGTATTTCCGGTTCAACAATTATTTCAGCGTCAACAGCTAGAAGATTCTGTAAATCCTCTTCGCTGATTCCGTTCGATCCTCGGTCTTCCCAAAGTTCAATAGCTTGCTCTTTTCCGAAGGCATTAACTAACTCTGTTTTTGCTTTAGCTGCCGAGATTAGCGGCACTCCTTCCGGGCCGACATCTGCTCCTAGCTCTTCGCTAACATATCCGGCGCCGAGAACTACATCAGAAAAAAGGTTGCGACAAAGCTTAGAAACTGCTCGCCATGTCAACATCGATTCTTCGTATTGCTTCCAGTTCTTTTTTCCAGCTAACCCGGCAGCAGAAGCGTCAGCCAAACTAAAGCTCGCTGAGTGCTCGTCGCCAGTATCGACACGTTTTCCGATAGCTGTAGCAATCCCATTACCATTCTCGATAGTAACGCTGTGACCGGCTTGACGTACTAACCCAAGCATCGCCTCAGGCTTCATACTGGCTGAACCTTCAATAACGTGAAAATTACGCATTGATGCCATTACGTCCCAACCGAAAGCTCTACCTGCAAGACCAGCGGCCACGATGTCCGCGTCGTTCCTTCTATAAGCAGCAGGAATGATCTTACTTTGCGCCAAAATTCCGGCCTGACGCATAATTAAATCAAAATATCTTGAGTCGTCAGCCCTAGCTATCTGTCTTTCTTCTTGAATCTGGATATCGGTCATAATGTGTTCGCTCTCTCAATCGTTACGGTGTAGTTGGTTTTTTTGTCAGAGTATTCGTTAGGGTCGACACCAATCTTTTTCAGTTCGGTCCATCTTGGTTCCATACGGAAAACCTTTTTGAATAACACTACTTTGGCGGTGTCGTAGTCAAGCAGTTCGCCGGAGCCGTCAGGGTTCAAACGGTTGTCTTGGGCTGCGGTCGCACGCTCTACCGCTCGGATTAGATCGTCTCGATCAAACTCCCGAGTCACAGAAACCCGAGGTGTGCAAACTGTTGGCCCTTGATCGGTGTCTACGATTACGGGTTTACTTTTGCCGTTTGTGCTTTCCATTAATCGCCTCGATAGCTCGCTACCTTGACTACTCGCAATATTTCGTAACGCTGTTGATGCTTCTTTCCACTCGGGAATTAAAGGAATAACTGTTGGGTTAGACACTTCTAATCTGTCTAGTAGTTTTGCTAATTCTGTTATCGCAGTTGTTGCGGCGGCGGCTATCTCGTTTTGTGTTGCGTCGTTGGCGAGATTTAATGCGGCGGCAGCGTTAGCGATAGGTTTCCAATGGAAATCTTGCTGGTTTGCCATGTGCTTTTTCTCCTCTTATTATTTGCGGGCTTGCAGGATTACAAACTCGTCGTCGTGTTTCTGATTCATATGAATTTTTACGGTTATATCGTGTCGTCGGCCCCAGGAATATGCGGCTTGCTTAAACGATTCAGTTGTACAGTCGTAATCGACGTGCTGTCTAAGTTTCCAGATTTGACCATCTAGCCATTGAGTCCAGGGATACTTTCCGTGTAAACCCGTTGACGCAAAATCATGCTGTTCTAATACTTCGGCCATACGGCCTCCTTTGTTCTTATGTATACGTGTTAAGAAGTGTACACGACATAAATAGTGTTTGCTTAATTATTTAATCAAATAAATATTAATGATCGTGGATTGTTGCTCTTCGGTAGTGTATGCTAGATACCAGATAAGATACCTGTCGATCACATTGGAGTAAAAAATGGCATTTGATAACACAGTTTCAGTAGTTGGGAATCTAACAAGAGATCCTGAACTAAGATTTACTAATACAGGTTTAGCGGTGGCAAGTTTCGGTGTCGCTTGGAATCAGAAATCGCAGAACGGGGAAGACAAAGCACACTTCTTCGATGTGGATGTTTGGCGGGAACTAGCTGAGAACTGTGCGGAATCGTTTAGCAAGGGTGACCGTGTATATGTGTTCGGCCGTCTCAACTGGTCGACTTGGAACGCTACTGACGGCACACAAAAATCGAAAGTCAGTATCACGGCTGAGGACGTGGGACTTTCTGCGAAATGGGTGAACGTCTCGGCAGGCCCAAAAAAGGAACGGAACGCAGCGCCTAATAATCATGCTTCGTTGCCGGGACGTGATCAGAAGAACGAAGAACCGTTCTAGAGATGTATCCCTGGATCGTTGAGCTACACGGCGAGAGGCCGTGGACTTCTAACGCTGAACG